TAGTGCGACCGAACTCCATTCTGCTGTAGAAGCAGAATAACGTTTTAGAACAATGTTTGCACCATTATTAGGCGATGTCGTTTGAATCCAAATCGAACCAGCTGGTGGATCTAATGGGATAGTAGTTCCTAGTTTATAGTGTTCGCCTACAAATGCAGATACAACAACCCAATCGCCTGCTTCTTTTACAAATAGACTGTTAACTGGATTCGAGCCGCCTGCATATAGACTAATTGCATACTCACCGTCGGCGCCGAAGCTAGATAGTGGTACCATGCCGGAATCTACTTGGGCCGCTGTTGGTAATAATACAGACTTGGTTTCCCATGAAGTTCCGTTATATTCCTTTACACCCCACTTAGTGTTTGCTAAGTCTAGGAAATATAAACCATCTGCAGGCTCACCTGCTGGTGCTACTGATGTAGGTTCTAGTTGTGCCAAATCAATATCAGCACGTAAAACATATGCACGGTTTGCTAGGCCTAGGTAGCTATACGCTGCCATCAAGCCATATTCGTTTACTTCGCTACCATGCACAGGAGTACCGTTTAATACTTGGAAGCGTGGAGCTCCGAATAATTCAACTAATTCTCTCTGACTTGTTAGTAAGTAAGGTTTTTCGGCATTAGCTGCCATTGTGCCAGAAGCATAACCAGTGCCGCTGACATTAGATTTGTTTGTTGCTGTTGCTAATACTAGTAATGGAACAGTTCCTTGGGAACCACTGCCATATGCGCTCTCATCGATAACGCTTACTGCAACACCAGGTGAAACTAAAGTAGCCATATTTTTCTCCTTAATTGGTTAACAGTATTTACCGCAAACAGGAGAAAAAGGGCTATTTAGCGAATTCCACTAAAACGCATGCTCACTATGCACCGTCTTTTCTACTTGAGAATACAATTTATCTATGCTATCGTTGTTGTCTAATATAATATCAAACTTAGTAGCTGCCCAACTAAACTCGCTTGCATGAATATTTGCTTTTCGTAAATACTCTTTACCAATAGCCCAACCTATGGTAGTTTGCCCGTTCATGTAGTTAATCGCATGTTTCATCCATGCTGGTTCGGGACCCCTAATAACTCTTGCAATCAGACCACCTGCGTTTTTAATGCTTTTTATTTCGTTAGGAAATCTACAATCAGTAATAATAATATTATCTTTACTGTTGCGTATTTTGTTTTCTAATGCGGCGATCCAAATGTCATCATGGAATCCATGTCTGCATACTTCTGTACCCCAGTTTTGCAATACCCAACGCGGTGTGATATTCATACCTAAGCGATCTGACCACCACGGGTCTGTTTGCTCACGCCATTGTCTGCTTTCTTTACTACGTCCTTCAAGCATTTCACGATCCCACCCAAATACTGCGGCGACCGCGTCTTTCAAAGGGTTAGCAAAACTTTCTCTTCTATATCCGTGCTCGTTTACCAAATAGTCAGCAACTGTATCTTTTCCTGAGCCGATAAGGCCGCATATTCCAATAATCATGTTGTAATCTCCTATGTATAGTATATATTATATAAATCTATTTGTAAAGAGAAAATTTACTTTTTAGGAGTTGGATTTTCGCCCGTTAATCCAGGACGAGCAAACCATAACTTAAACCATTCGTCTGTTCCTGGTTTGATGTTGTGTTTGCGTTCATATTCGAGTTTACTAGTTCCGATTTCACCTGTTATAGGACTTGGTTCTGCTTTTTCTAATAAACCTAGAGAGTCAATGCCTGCTAACTTTTTTAGTTCTGCCAATTGAGCAGGATCAATATAAGCATCGGGTATATTAGGATCATTACCTTCTAAATTGAAAGTAGCAGAGGTTATTTTATATTGTTTCATAGTAACCCTTTAATGTAAGAATTGATTAGTATATTTGGATTTGAAGATACTGCCCGTATTTGCTCAAGTGCAATTTCGTATAATGGATGTGTTGGATTATCTAACACAGCCTGTTCTGAAAAATTATCAAATGTGCCCCAATCATCTAATTTAGATATTTCGCCCATAAATCCGAATCTATTGCATAATTGTTCGAATGCCAAAACATCGTGCGCATTGACAGCAGATAGGCAAAATTTTAATGTTACTCGAACTTTATTGTTGTTTGTTTTTTGCAACCATTCTAAATTATCTAATAGCACTTCAAACTTACCTGGCTTTCTAACCTGCTCGTACACTGCTTTAGACCCTGCATCTATACTGATCCAGTATTGCACTATAGAATCTATAATGTTAGTCTCTGGCAATACTTTTTTTAATAACAATCCGTTTGTAAACAATACAATTTTTTTATTGTCAGACAACTTTAAATTTTTTAACAAAGGACGCACTATATAACTAGCTAATGGATCACCGCTGCCTATTACTGTAACAGTTACTGGACTATCAGTATTATTAATTAGTTCGAGCATGTGATATACTTGTAGTTGTTTAGTAGAATATGCAGGACCTTCTATATGCATTTTGGCGGTTCTGCGACAACTCGGGCAAGCTAGATTGCAACTGTCATCTATGTTAAGATAAATGTGATAGCCTTTATAACCAGAATGAATATCTCTGTCATTTATCCCGCAATGACTTGTAGCACAATATGTATATTCTTTATCGGCAATTGTTTGTTGCAACTTGTTTGCATAGCTGGAAGACCATATATCTTCTAGCTTAGAAAAATCTAATACATTTCCAACTGGTATAGGTAGCCATGCTTCGCAACTACATATATAACAATCGCCGTTTAGATCGACAGAAACTGTATTGTAAGGTATACTACAAGAATGATTTGCTGTTTTATCGTTTCCACCTCTGATATACGACGGCGAATTTAAAAAATGTTTAGTAACACCAGATGTTTGAATAATTTTCATTTTATTAACCGATGATAAAGCCCATCGGTGTTCCGCCTTCAACATACAAAATCAAATCTTGCTCTAGTTTTTCCATATCAGCGGCTGCTTCACTTTTCAAATTATCGCCATTCAAGCTAGTTCCGCCTTGCGGGCCTGCAATAGTAGCAAACTTACTACGTGCTTCGCCTAGCATAAATTTAGCTCTAGCAAACGCATAGTCGATAATCCAAGGACCTCCGAATGTGTCTAACAATAGTTCTTCTTCGGTGCGTTCAACAAAACACCAAAGGAATGCTTCTTCTGAATGATTAAATTTACGATGTAGCATTATTGTTTTATCACTAGCGTTAAAAGTGAATGTAACGTAAGCACCGAACATACGAGCAATTAGTTCACGACGGTGTGCATAGGCTTCGTAGCTCATCAAATCTGAAAAACCTTGGCCTTGTAACATCATATTGCTTAGATAAACTGCACTGAAAGGCTCAAAGTCGACACCAACTCCTGATGTTAAACTGCCTTGATAAGATTTAATTACATCACGCACACTAATAACATTTAATGGCAACTGATATAATTGTTGAGATGCGATGATTTGTAATGGTAAAAATGTTTCAGTAACTGAGTTGCTACTACGCTGTTTATATTTTCTCAATGCATAATCGATAGCAATGTCATAGTGAGCAGAATCTAGCTCAACATCTACCATGCCGCCGCCCAAGCGGAGTTCAATTTCTTTAATAACGTTGTCTCTGATAGTCATAACAAATCCCTGTTCTACTATTTAGCAGTTTAACAGGGATTGATTATTAAATGTTTACTTGTATACTTTTAACAGAATACAGTCCTCATTAATACGACCATTTAGTTTAGTCTCAGTAGTTTTAATGCCTTTATGCCATTTTTTAGCAGCCGGCTTACCTTGAGCACCAAACTCTTTTAGTTGTTCTTTAGGCTTACGCAATGTTTTTTGTACACTAGCCATTTCGTCATAACCTAGGATTTTTGTACCTTTAACAGATAAAGAAGATTGATGGGCGTCTACAATGTAAATACCTAACTTACGAGTTTTTGTATTGTAAACCCATAGTTCAGATGCTGTAAGAATTGTCGCAGGCATAATACTCTTAATTGATAGCTCTGCAAATTCTTTCATGAACTTCAGTTTACTAACAATCTTTTCGGGGCTAACTGCTTTCTTCTTACGGGGTGCTTTGGCTGCTTTCTTTGCAGTATTGTAACTATTAGCATCTGACAATGCCGAAGTCCACCAAGCAACCACTGCCTTCATTTGGCGCTTGCCCCAATGACGATAACCTTCTAGCAGTTGAGCATCTTTACCTTCATACAATTCTTCAAACTCTGCAATACGCTTGCTGATATGCTCTTGTACTGTTTTTAGTTGTTGGCCTGGTACATTCATAGTTGTCAGCAACTCAACTAGTTTTGGATCACCTTTAAATTCATTTTCAATGAATGTATCGAAACGTCCTTCTACTTCTCCCAAGAACTCACTAGTGCGTTCTGCCATACGTTCTTGAATATTAGGCGCTTTGACAACCGGCTTACCGTCGTCGATGGGATCTAGAGAAACTTTGATGTTAGTCTCTGCTGTTTTGATATGGCGGAGCATGGTACGCAATGTACCAAACCGCAAGTGCAGTCCTGCTCGTCCTGCTCTAGTAGCATAGCCCACAGTAACGCCTGGCCATATTTCTCCCTTGCGGACATGCTCTGCTAATTTAGCTCGTTTAGGGTTGCGGCTTAAAAATTGAGCTAACCACTCTGCCGATTTCTTTTTATCTTGTGTATGATTATACCAGTTGAGGGTCTTCAACAACTGAGTGCGATAATATGTTTCTGTCCACTGCAACTGTTCTTCTAGCGGCGGATATTTTGGCTCATCGCCCACATACTTGCTGTCTGCTTCCCTATAGACTAATGCTTTGGCAGGTGGCTCATATCGCCATGCAAGTTTGCTCGATTCAACTGTTTGTTTTTTTGTAGCCATGTTTAATCCTTAGTATGGAAACACTAATTATAGTGTAAAATCAATTTAGTGTCAATATTTGTTTTTTGCACGAAGCAATGCCCACAAGCGATTGGCTAGAATTAACTCTTTGCCCCATGCTTGGTGTTCCCACGGACGATCTTCGTAATTGACTTGGACTTTTTTACCATTCCAAAACGGAACATGTTTTCCGCGAATGGTTTTGTATCGCAATTTTCCAGTGGCCATTTGTTTTACATGCACCATTTCATGCGCTAATGTCCGAACAGTTTGTTCCATATTCAATTTGCTGTCGATAAAAACAACCAACTGTTTTTCACCAAAATCACTTGCAAATCCATTCATACCAGATTCTTTTACAAGACCCGATTTGACAAAAACCGACAATGTGTATCTACTGTTTTTTAAATTGAGTTCTTGGATGAAAAAACTAGTAACCGCATGGATAAACTCTTTTTTCGTTCCCGAACGGGTTATGATTTCTGCTTTCATAGGTTTATTATACAATAACAGCGATTTTTTGTCAATTATATTTGATTTTTTAAGTAATGCTTTAGTTTGATAACTTTAATACTCGATAAATACTACATTATGCCAAGACTTAGCTTATGGAAACCAGAAAAAACTAACGACTTCCATTTCATGGACAAGCTCATTCGTGAGCAATTCATGGTTGGTGGTACGGGAGTATTGGTTCACAAATATTTACAACCTGCCGATCAAGGTGCAAGTACTGATCCTACACGACCTAACTATCGTGCAGACGATGTCTTGAATGAAACAAAAATTCAAGACTTGCTGTTTTTAGAAAATAGAGATAGGATATATGATCCTGACATTTACGAACTACGTGGTGTTTATAACGTAGGCGATCAGGACTTTGACTTGACACAGTTCGGTTTGTTTTTAAGTGCTGATACAATTTTTGTTACATTTCACATAAACGACATGGTAGAACGAATGGGTCGTAAATTGATGGCAGGCGATGTTATCGAACTTCCGCATGTAAGAGACGATTTGTTGTTAGATCAATCAAAGGCTGCTGTTAATAAATTTTATGTTGTACAAGACGCTAGTCGTGCAGCCGAAGGTTTTAGTCAAACTTGGTTCCCACACATTTGGCGCATCAAAGCAAGTCCTATGACAGATGCACAAGAGTACAGAGATATTCTTCAACAAAAAGCAGACAACGGTGTCGACACATTAAAAGATGCATTAAGTACATATCAACGTGAATTAGAAATATCAAAAGCTATTGTTGCAGCTGGTGAAGAAGCTGTTCCTAAGTATGCATTAGACACTAGCAACCTAGTAAATGACACTACTAAAGAACATACATACGACCACGGAGAACAAATAGATGCTGGTAACAGTTTTCCATTAACTCCGCAA